GTACCCATCACAACCAATTCAGTTTCAAAATTATCCATCATAAACTGGAAGAAGTAGTTAACCTTGTCGTTAAACTTCTTGTCGTTTTTGTCGCTAGCGTCTTTGAGTTCGTAGCACAGAGACACAGTCAAAGAATACATGGCACTGATTTCTTTAGTGTCCATTTTCTTAACCTTGCCGTTTAAGATATCTGTAGGATCAGGTAACTTTGAGCTAATCTTGCGGTGTGCCATAAACTTAACAGCAAGGCCTTCACCAACCGCACCCGAGATCAAATCGGTCAATGTATCTGTATCTTCTTCGTCATCAAACAACAACTCAGATACAAATGACCAGCTACGTGGTGTAGCAAAGGCACGTGACGCTGACTTAGGATCAAAGTCATACAAGTCCTTCTTAGAGAAGGTCAAGAAGCCAACTACGTCCTTGTGGATCTTGTTGTCAACAGCCCATCCAAAGTAATCTTCCCAGTCAACTTTCATTTCCAAGTGAACGAAACGATTAGCCAACGGAGCAGGCATACGATAAGTAACACCTTTGTCAGTTTCACGGTTACCAGCGGCAACAATGTGTACGTTGTCGGGCAACTTGTAAGTACCAACACGACGATTCAACACTAACTGATAAGCCGCTGCCTGTACAGCAGGAGCCGCAGAGTTCATCTCGTCCATAAACAAGATGATCTTGTCATGTTGAGCCGCCATTACGTCATCTGGCAATTCTACAGGAGGAGCCCATTCCATCTTATTAGATGTAGCATTGAAGAACGGAATACCTTTAATGTCAGTAGGATCCCACAGTGACAAACGAATGTCAATAACGTGAGCGTTCAATTCTTCACCCATTTGCTTAACAATATCGGATTTACCAATACCTGGAGGGCCCCACAAGAACAACGGGCGATTGGCTTTAAAAGCACGACGCAGTGATTTCTTTGCAGATTTTGGGCCAACTGTACGAGAACTAATTTCGCTCATATAAACTCCTAAGTTAAAAGCGGGTTAATGTTTGCTGTCTATGTATCTATTATACGGCCTAACAGCAACTTCGTCAACAGATTTTTTAGGAGTTTTTGTCCGTTTGGACGTCTTTGTTTTGATTATTCATTGCTTTAACTAGACCGTATTTTCGAATGTCGTCCGAAAACATGTATAGCTCAAAACTCTTACGCTCGGAAAATACTGTAATACTTTGGTTTGTAAGGTAATATGGAAAATCCATGGTCCTATCAAAAAATATAATAGTTTGGGGACTTAGGTCGATTGGTTCTGTAAATGGAACTTCGTAACTACGTAATTCCAATTCGTTTATCAAGTAATCAAAACCTTCATCGCTAAGACGTAGTCCTCCGACATCTTTGCTTCTATGACTTTGCCACCATTTATACATGTGATGCTTAATATTGGCCGCATCTGTACTTTTATCTTTTTGTTGCAAAAAGATTTTGGTAAAAGTCTCTTTTCCTATCATTTAACAACTTCACCAGCAGTTAGTTTAACCACTTGGAAATCATTGCAATTAAACGTTTGATTTAATTTTTTAGCTAGATTGCGAGCATGTCCTGGGTTACTAAATGATACTTTTTTATATTTAGGTCCAGGGTAGCTTGTTATAGCACTGGCTGATTTTAGATTGAATGGCGACCCTTTATAAAAGACAGCCCAAATGGCATCCGATTCTAAAATCTGTTCACTTTTATAGTTCTTTTTGTTAACGTATTCTAAAAGAACTTTTGGCTTTGGTCTTGACATATATGCGTTCCAATTATCTACGCATATATTTATCAATTATTGAAGCCTCCTCCGTCCATCTGTACAGTTACAGCGGCACCTGTATTTTGCTCTAATTTTTTAAGAATAATGTCGTAATCTTCTAAAAGCTTTGCACTAACTTCCCCTAGACAAAACGCTAACATTTTAGCAGTTTTAATGTCTAATTTAACTTCGCGCTGTTGCGATAATTCAGCAGCCTTAACTTGCTGTATAAACTGCTGAATAGGCGTAGTATTAATCGGATTTGGCATTTGACATTACCTGTTTCATTTCCATCTCGCTTTTAAAAGGTCCTTTGTAAGGATATCTTTCAACTGTAATTAGCTTTGGACAAAAACTTCGCACCCAACCTTTATCAAATTTAATTGTGTAATAGCCTGCACAATACAAGCTCTTACTAGCACTTGATTTAGTAAACAACGGCAATTTTCTTTGTACATTAAATAATGGATTGTACGGTTTACAACTTGTAGGATAGCCATAAACATCTCTAACTTCTTCGTGTGTAATTTTTACTTTATCACTTACTAGAAAGAAATCTTTACCAAACTGTTTTGTTAGTTCATCTTTTTTGCTAAAGTAGCGTTCGCCATCTTTTGAACTTAGCATAAACTTGTTATTTTCTTTCTTGTGTAGAATACCAACTTTCTCACCGTTTTCTTCTACAATCCAAAACTTACCATCTACAATAGGTTTAGCTTTTAAATTCATATGTGTCTCACTCATTTAATATACCTTGCTTGAAATGGATCAGCATACGTTTGTATAGTGTCCATAATTTTTTTCATGTCATATAGCTGGCAAAACTTTAGCAGTCTAATACCAACCTGACTAATGTTCTTAGGCTCTTTAGTGTTTTCTGTAATAGTTTCTGTAATAAGTTTTCTAATGTCTTCTGGCTGTGCAGTAAGATCTACTAGAGTAACATTACGATTATAGTCGTCTAATACTCTGTGTTCGACCCCTTCGTGGTCGGACCAACGCTGAAGCATCATGTTGTTCCACGCCCACCCCTTCTTACCTTTATCTTCATATGCTTCTGTCAGGCCAACTTTATTCTTTGTACCTTTAGTGCGGACACCTGGGTAAGCACTAAAGACATTATCACTGCTGTCACCACGCATACACTTCTCAAATAGAATCCATTGTGGATTAGGTGCAGGAACAGCTTCCTTAGTTTTCTTATCAATAACACTTTTGCCTTTCTTATCAAAGACACCTTCGTGTGTAGTAAGCGTATCTGCTACACCATTATACTGCTTGACATTAGGCGCAATCAACTGATGGAAATCGCTGTCTGTCGAGATAATCACATGGTCATCGTTAGGATGCATTTGAATAAAGCCTGCGATCAAATCATCTGCTTCTAGTTGTTTATGTTGTAAGACTGTGCAGTTGGTCTTTGTTTCGACAAACTCTTTAAACGCATCAAACGTCTCCCAAAAAAGTTTATCTTCTTCTTGTTCTTTAACAGTCATAGCCGCACGAGTTTCTGCACGATTGGCTTTGTAAGGCTTATAAAAGTCCTTGCGCCAGCTACGACCTTCTAAACAGAATACCACGTGAGTACCGCCAAAGTCATTCCATGCTTTTTTAATACTGTTAAAAGTAATGTGAAGAGCCATGCCTAGTTTGATGTCTGCGTCACCGCGAACAACGTGTCTAGCACGGAAAAATGTATTAGCAGTATCAACTAAAATATATGTCATGAAACTTCTGATTTGCCTTGTGATATAGGAACAACATTAATATAGCCTGCACCTCTTGTAGTGTCCATGCCTTCTTCTGCTAGCATGTTTCTGACAATGTCTCTAAACCAACGATCTACAATCTCTTCGTCTGGATCACCGTCAAAACCATATCCTGCTTGTTTCAATTGTACTATAAAAATGTCATTCCAGTCAAGTTCAAAAAAGCCATTCTTAATGTTATCTTTATTGACATGAGTGTCTAAAACACTAACCCAAGGTTCACCTTTGGCAGTAGCACGTTCTTTCGGAGTCATCTTAGCCTGTTCTTCTTTTTGTTGGGCTAGAACTGTTTCTGCTATTGCTTTATCTCTAGCTTCTTGTAATGCTAGTTTTTCTGCTTCTAATTTATCTAGTCCTACAAGACGTTTAAAAAAATCTTTCATCATGTACCCCACTCGTTTTTAAATAGTGGCACCTGTAGTCTATCACTATAGCGCCAGCCACGTTTCATAGCTGCCAGTGCTACATTCTTTGCGTTAAGTGTATAAACACTTTCTACGCCACCTACCGGCATTAAGTAAATATGCCCTTTAAATCCTGCTGTTCTAAACTCTTTAACTGCTCGTTCAGCATCAGCAATGTCGTTTTCAGTGGCTACAACAAATTTAAGATATGCTGTACCAACTTGTTCGTATTCACAAACAATCTCTGGACAGATAGCTTCTCCCCACTTCTCACCGCTTGCTGGAAGTTTAGCACTAACACTAAATGTTAATTCCTTCTGCTCACACCCATAAGTCCAATGATTGTCAATTAAATATTCTTTAAATTCTTCTGTTAGCTTTTGAGTGCCGTTAGTCTCAAAAGTAATTTCTCTAAGACCACGCATTTTAGGATGATCTAATAAGTCTGGATAAGCACGTTGCCACCCTAGCAAAGGTTCACCACCTGTGATAACTAAATGTTCATCTTTCCAATGATCCTGCGGAAGAATTTCCATAATGCGATCTGCAATTGCTTCGCTTGTAAGCATCGGCGACAAATCTTTAAAGTCTGGATGCCACGACGCATAGCTGTCACAACCTGTGCTAACTAACGGCAAGTCTTCATATTTTTCAAACGCTTTAATCATTGTATGTGTGGCCGCAATGTCAGTGGCTTCGTGACTAGTTTCACCACGAGGCATGCCAAACCCTGCACATTTAAAGTTACATCCGAAAGTCCTAAGGAACACACTAGGAACACCCATATAGCGTCCTTCACCTTGTATGCTGTAGAACAGCTCTGCAATTTTAATTTTACTCATAATTTTAATTTTTCCATTGTTGCAATCTTTGCAATGCGATCACCAAAGTCTTGATCATTAGTGATAATGTAAGTTGTAGAGTCATTGCGATCACTCTTGCGATCATATCGTCTAAACTCTACAACCTTGCCACCTACAGCTGAATAGACTTTAAAGTTTAATACCGGATCGTCATTTATTGAAGCACATTCAGCAGTACTGATTAATCTACTAGGCGTTGCACAATCTTCTTCATATTCACGACCTTGATGCGCCCAACTAGCCACTAGTCTTTTAAACCATTTCATTTACATGTTCCTAAAAACTCATCTAATCTTTTTGCAGCCTCGTCGAAGTCTACAGCCCACACTTTAGCTGTTATTATACTATCTTTAATTTCCATGTCAAATGGAATCTCGCCATTAAAACGGAAATCATCAGGGACTTCAGTAGTAACAGTAAACTCAGTTAAGTTCTTTGCTCTAAAGATTAAATTGTTAGCCATGTCTACTGAATTCATAATATTCCTTAATTTGGAAAAGGCCAGTTATTGCTAGCCGTTGGGCGTGTCTTTAGCTTTACATTTTCTTCAATAACAGTGCCATCTTCTTCGCACAGATCAATTTGATATGGCGCAATAATATGTACTGCGGCATCTTCTTCGGCCCATTCATGTTCACCATCATATAGCCAACCTGCTCCGCCTTCGTAGTAGAGTTCTTTGAGTTCTTGTTGTTCGAGTTCAGAAATATCATCACTGAATTCCCACTCAATACTAACACTGTCGTCAAACTCACAGCCCCAACCACAATCGGTTCTAGCATAAGCAACTTTATCACCTTGCCATGGGAGATTGCAATCTAAATCACCTTCAACAAAGCCCTGTCCCCAGCGATAGGTTTCGTCAATGTTAAACCAACTGATACTGTCATCAGGGTTGGTACGATACATTTCTACATGATAAACAATGCTTTTCTTTTCCAGAGGTTTGATTACATATACAGTCATTTGAACATCCTTGTATCTAAGATAATTGACGCACCTAAGATTAACCATACTATGCCAGGCCAAAAACTTCCACTGGCAATTTGTACAATGCCTGAACCTAGATTAGCACCACCGACTACATAACCAATCGTTTTACGGTTACGACCAAACCATTCAAAAAACTTATCCATTATAATTCCTTAATAACGTATTTTGATGCAGGGTATTTTGCCTGCAACCACTCTAACAATCCCTCTTCGACTGGCAAGCGAACACTGTCAAACTTGTTGGTAATGTATTTCATCGCGGTGCAAACTCTTGTTGTAGTTTAATGTTGTCAAAGAATTCTTTCTTTGTATGCGGGTCATCTTTAAACGTACCCTTGAGCACTGTAGTTTGTGTAAGACTAGAGTGTGCCATAATACCACGATTCTCACAGCATCCATGTACAGCCTGTACGTAGACTGCTACGTTTTCTGAATCAGTAGCTTTGCTAATCTCGCGGGCAATGTCGTTACAAAGTTCCTCCTGGAGAGTTCCTCTACGGGCGCACCATTGAGCAATGCGGGTATACTTAGACAAACCAATGAGCTTATTAGCAGCAATAATACCAATATAAGCAACGCCAGCAACGGGTTGGTGATGATGACTACACATACTGCGAAGCTCACTACGTACAACAAGCATACCTTCGTAACGGTCTTGCGAATCATTTGGAAATGCTGTTGCGTCTGGTGCTGTTTCATATCTACCTGCCATTATTTCGTTAAAATACATTTTGGCCAGTCGTCTTGCTGTGCCTTTTGAGTTTGGATCTGTTTCACGATCAATAAGTAGTGAATCAAGAACTTTTTCAAATGCTACTGTTGCTTCGTCAATTAGATTATCAACATCTGTAAAGTGAACGTATTCACTAATGTTGTCGCCTGCCCAAAAACGTTTGCCTTCACGTTTCATCTTCATGCGGATTGCACCTGCTAAGGTACCTTCTTTATATCCGCCATCACCTGCCATTGCGTCCAGGCCTGTTTCTTTTTTCAAAGTTACATATTCATCTGCTTTAAATTCTGGTGTAGGTTTAAGTGCAGGATCTGGTGTAAATTCTCTTGTCAATTTATATTCTCCGAGTTATTGTCGTGGATGACTATTGTACATTGTACTAGATTATTTAGGTTTTTGCAACCTTAATAGGACATTTTTCTTTATTGCAGACTTCAATACGCTCAATTGTACGCCCAGCTTGCCTGCATACTTTACCCAAGCTGTAGTGTCTTTTGGAAAGCACATACCGCCAAATCCGTAGTAGCCATCTGGTCCTGGTACCTGCATGTGACTTAGTCCAATACGGTTGTCTTCTGCTAGATACGTTCTTATAGCATCCCAACGATATCCGTGTGCTACTGCTAGCTCACTCATCTCATTCATGAACACTACTTTGGTAGCTAGATATGAGTTGATTGTATATTTGACAAAGGCAGCTTCACCTATTGAACAATGTTCTACCATTGTTATGGGTTGTACTAGTTTAATAATGCGTTCAGCTTCATTTCTATAGGCAGCAATCTTACCACCTATGATTGCATTAATTTCTTTGAAGTAATCTTCTTTAGCATTGGCGGCTGTTAGGAATTCTGGTATGTGTACTAGATTAGGATAGACAGTCTGCATCTTTTCATAAAACTGTGGCGGTGCAGTGGTCTTGCTGATGATTACATTTTTATAATCCTGCAACATAAACAGCACAGAGTTTAATATGCTAGTATCACATTCGCCTGAATCTTTTGAGGGACTAGGCACACATACAAATACAGCCTCGCAGTCTTGTAAATCTGCATACGTTCCTGTAGATTTTTTTGGATCAACGTCTACAACAACTACATTAGTAAATAAAGTTTCGTAGGCATAGCGCACAGCTTCGCCGACAAAGCCTAAACCAACAATACCTATCTTTGTCATAATCGTTCACTTAATAAGATACGACATAAGTCCGCATCTTTTTTTGATTTGAATGTAAACGTCATGAAATCTTCAAAAGGTTTATACACAAACCTTTGTCCGGGTAGTCCAAATACTTCTAATACCATGGCACAAGTTTCGTTCCACCATAGGTTATCTTGATTGTGCCAAGCTACTACAATTTCATGATCATTTGTCGACACGATAGTTTCCTTTTTCTGGTATAACGTGTCTAATCCCGCCACGTGGATCTTCCATATCGCCCTTACGACGTGGAATCATATGCACATGGGGATACATTACTGTTTGTCCTGCAGTTTCGCCAACATTTTGACCGATGTTAAAGCCATCCCACTGTTCTGATTCGACGCCTTCAAATCCGAATTTGTAGGCTGCTTTGTAGCACTCCCAGAGATTGTTACCTTGCTCTTGGGTAGGCACAAATAACAAATGCCCCTCGGTAACTGGATAAGCATCTCTGAAGACCCAGAAATCTTTTGTTCGGTACTCAATGTTTGTCCATGGTGCTCGTTTTTCATCTAATGCCTTTTCTAATGCGGTTGTCATTCTTCACCTTTAATTGCTTCAAATGTTCTATACTTTGCCAAAGCATGAATGTACTCGTCGTACAGTTTCTTTAGCTTTGGATACTTCTTCTCTAGTTTAACATCTCTTTCGGGAATACTCAAGACTTTT